TCATAACATAATATACATACCGCCGTTGTCGGCAGCGCTAACCGCCTGAATTTGGGCGGTTTTTGCGTTTGCGAGACCCGGCATCGACAGCGCTACCAGCGCGACGACCGCAGCCGCCGCGCTCATTCGGTCCAGCATCAGTCGCCATAGGGCACGTTCCGTTGCAGAGGTCGCCCGCTCGGCGTGGATCATCGCGATCCAAGTGGGGCCATCCAGCTTTGCCAGTGCGCAGATTTGCGCAATTCGTTCATCTGCCAGTGGCGTGTCGCCTTTCCGCCACCTGGACACAAGCGAACGCGTGACCGTCAGCCTCTCGGCCAAAGCCATGTCTGACGCGAGATTCAAGCGAATTTTCACGTTGTCAAGTAGTTCGTTGACGGCGGTCATGGCGGCTCCAGTTGATCGATCAGTTGACACGTGTTTCCCGATCAGTTTACATGCGCCACGTTGAGTGATCACTCAACACCCGCCACCGACATCCCAAGGCCGCTGGCGGGTTCTCTTGGGGCTTGGGGTAGGGGAACAGGGATGATCGATCCGCTCATTACCTTCGCGCTGTTGGGGGCCATCGTGGCCTTCTCCATCGGCTGCGCAAAGCTCGTTTCGTGGCTGCTGGATCGGCGTGATTACACCGCCTCGCAGCAGTCCCGCGAAGCCCAGGTCATCGCACTCGCACGGGCTGAGATTGCCGCCACCAAGCGTTGCGATCTGCTGGCCGCAGCCACGTTCGCCGAAGAGCAGGAGCGCGCCGCATGAGCAGGTATCCCTCCTTCGCCGAACTGGCCGAGTTCGATATGGGCCTCACGGCGTGCGCTGTGTTTGTCGCGCTCGTTCTCGGTGTGGCTGTCGTCTCCATCGTTATCGAACAGGCATGGCTGGCGCTTCGTCGCCTGTGGAATCTCCGGAAGGATCACTCCAATGGTCGGTGATCGCGAGGTGCTGGCCGGGTCGGGACTCCCCTCGTCTAACAGGGGAGTCAGTGAATTCAGGAACCCCGAGGGAACCCTGACGGTCGGCATTGACTGGTTCTCCGCCTCCATCGATCTGCGCGCAGCGCTGGACGAACTCGCGTTCCGTGATGGCGACAGCTTCGAAGAGGTCCGGCAGTGGATCGAGTTCTCGCCGGATAACGCCCGCATCGCGGCCCTGCAGGTGTTCTGCTGGTTCTTCGCCGGACTGGGCCTTGAACTTGATGAAACCGTGGGCGGTGGTCGCTTCTACACGTGGCGAATCAAGATCATTGACGCGGCCAAGAAGTTCGTCGGCATGATCGAACTGGGAGGTGAGGATTGCCGCCGTGCCGATGGCACGTATACCGCTCGCATCGAGCTAACGGGTGATGGATGCAAGGCCATAGGCGCAGCGCGCTGCGGCCATGCGCAGCGGTGGCTGGAGCTTCGAGCGAAGCTCGAAAGCTGCGCCGGAAGGATCACCCGCGTCGACGTGTGCGCTGATGACCTGGTGGGCGACTACCCATTGCGTATGGCGCAGAAGTGGTACGCCAATGGCGACTTCGACAACCGTGGTCAGCGCCCCAAGGCGCAGCTGGTGGACGACTACGACAGCGGTGACGGCAAGACGTTCTACGTCGGCGGTAAGAAGTCGGAAAAGCAGCTGCGCGTCTACGAGAAGGGCAGGGAGCAGGGCGACAAGAGTTCGCCGTGGGTGCGCTATGAGGCGCAGTTCCGCAACTCCAACCGTAAGGAACTGCCGCTCGACATTCTGCGTGATCCGGCGTCCTACCTGCTGGGCGCCTATCCGGTCCTGTCCTTTCTGCGCTGCGTTGCCACGCGCATCGAAATCACGAAAGCCGCCGTTGAAGCGACGTGGAAGAGTGTTCGCCGCCACATCCGCCGCCAGTACGGCGCAGCCCTCAATTTCATCGCCAAGAACTGCCCTGACGATCAGGCATTGCGGGCGGTAATCGAATCCTGCACTTCGCCATCGCTGCCGAAGTGGGTCACAGGTGACACAGCAGCGCACTGGCCCGAAATCGCGGCCGTACAGCCAACCTCAAAGGGGTAACAGCACATGAGCATCAAGGTCACTGTCCTGAAGAACGAAATCGACGAACGCGGCGGCAGCTTCAAGAACGATGCCGGTGACAACGTCGAGTACACCACCCGCAAGCAGAAGGCCAAGCTGGAAACGGGCGGCTTTGCCTACCCGTTCGATGTGCGCCTGGACAAGGGCCAGCCGGGTTACCCCGAAGGCGAGTACGAGCTCGATGTTGAATCCATGTTGCAGGTCAACAAAGGCGTTGCCTCGCTGAGCAAGTTCACCGTCCTGCGCATGGTGCCCAAGGCTGCACCCCGCGCCGCCGCCCCGTAACCGATCAAGCCGTGGCCGTGCCTATGGTGCGGCCACGACGAAGGAGTCTCCATGGAAGAAACAGTTCTCACGCTGTACTGCAAGCAGGCTGATTTTGATGCCTCGACCGGCCAGTGTGCGCACCCCTTCTATGGCCCTGCGCCGATGCTTCTTCCGCCCATCGACGCAGCGGACGGCCTTGCAATCTCGGTCGCTATCGCCGGGATGTGGGGTGTGGGCTACATGATCCGGCAAGCGCGCCGGGTCTCAGGCGGCTAATCCCACAGAGAGAGCTACACATGAACATCAAGAACGCTCGTAACAAGCTGGCCGCCGTTTCCGCCATCGGCATGACCGCCCTGGCATCGGCCCCGGCATTCGCTGGTGAACTGGCAAGCGCCGCCACCGATGGCATGGACAAGGCCGAACTCATCCTGATCGGCGTTGCTGTGCTCTCGCTGTCGGGTGTCATCGCCCTGATCCGTGCTGGTCGTCGCGCCTCAAGCTGATTGCGGTGATGGGGCAGGGGCGGGGAGACCCGCCCCTTTTCATTTGAGGGGGAACGAACATGGCATACGCAGGCTATTTCGTGATCATTGGATTCTTGGGGGCGCTATGGCTCGCACTGGATGGCTGAGCATTCTTTTGGCGCTGTGCGCCGTGCTCCTGCCTATCAAGGCTCAGGCGGCAGGCTATGACATAGGCCGCGCAATGCAGGATTGCCGGAACAGTGGCTCGTGGAACGCACTAAATTCCGCAAGAAAGTGCGTTGATATTGGGCCGCAGCCGGGCTCCAAGACCGAATGCCTTGTAGGCCTTCTCGCCACAAACGGTCCGGGCTACTTGGGGTTGTGGACCTACACTTGCGCCAAGAAGTGCGATTCGCGCGCCGACTACAATGGCCCCTATCCGAACGGCCAGTTCAAGCCAACTAGCGGCTCGCTCTCTTGCGATCTCGGCTGTGAGGTCATGTGGACGCACAATGCAGATGGAACGGTTAACGGATCGACAGCACTCAATAAGCCCTGCACTGGCGAAGACTACGACAACGACGATAAGTGCAGCGCTGCCGTGCCAGGCGGCGGCTATCACTACAACGCACAGGTTGGTGTATGTGAGCCATCGGAGCCGAAGTGCCCGGGCGGCACGCCTCCGAACTCGTTGGGTCAATGCGCTCCTGAGCCTTGCCCCAGCGGCATGCTTATGCAGGGTGATGGCACCTGCAAGAAGAAACAGAATGAGTGTCCTGCGGGTCTTGTCCGCTCCCCTGACGGGCGCTGCTTGCCGGGTGACGGTCAGTGCGGGCAGGGTGAAGCACGGGGCGCAGACGGCACCTGCAAGCGCGACAAGGACGGCGACGGCAAGCCAGATGGCGAGGGTGGGGGAGAGGATGGCGAGGGCGGTGAGGGTGGTCCCGGGGGCGAAGGCGGCACAGGGAAGAACGACTTCTTCGCTGGCGGCGATGGCTGCAATGCGCCTCCATCCTGTAGCGGCTCGCCGATTCTCTGCGGCCAAGCACGCATTCAATGGCGCATTGACTGCAACACCCGTAAGAACCGCAACGTCGCTGGGGGCGCCTGCAATACGCCGCCGATCTGCACTGGTGAGAAGTGTGATGCACTGGAGTACTCGCAGCTGCTGATGCAGTGGCGCAGCACATGCGCTCTCGAAAAGATGGCGAGCAAGTCCGGCGAGGGTAACGGCGCTCAACCTGAGTGGACGAAGGTCGGCGCAATGTCCACCGACCCGGGCGCTGGCGCGTCGCCAAACGACACGAAAGTGTTGACGACCAAGCAGATTAGCGTCGGTGATCTGGACCAGTCAGGTATCGGCGGCGGCGGATCATGCATCGGCTTCGCATCGGGGAGTTCTTCAGGAGCGGCGTCCGGCTTCCTCGACGTGATGGCCTCGCCACCCCCGTACTTCTGCGAGTACATCGCCGCGATCAAGGCGCTGATCATCCTCACCGCGTCGGTGGTTGCCTGTTTCATTCTTAGCCGAGGGGGTGCGTAATGCCTCAAATCATTGCAGCGCTTGTAGCGTTTCTGTTGGGCGCCCTGCGCCAGTACTTGCCCGGGATCATTGGCCGCGTGCTTCTCGCCTTCGGCATCGGCCTTGTCACCCATGAGGTAGCTATGCCCGCACTGCGCGCATTCGTTGAGTCGAAGTTTGGCGCCCTGCCTGCGGTCATGAAGGCCTACTGGGGTGCAACTGGCTTCGGCGTGGCCGTCACAATCATCCTCAGTGCGTGGATTGCAGGCCGCGCACAGAAGGCCATTCTCTCCAAGGTTGGGAGCAAGTAATGGCCCTCTATCTCGTTACCGGTCAGCCCGGCCACGGCAAAACGGCCTACGCCCTGGACAAGGCGTTCAAGTTCCAGAAGGAGGGAAGGGCGATCTACGCGCATGGCGTCAAGGACCTCGATTACAGCAAGGCCGGTTGGTCCTATCTCGATGATCCAAAGCAGTGGGAGGCGCTTCCAGACGGCGCTGTGATCCTGCTCGATGAGTGCTACACCGTATTCCCGAACCGCAACCCCGGCGCGGCGGTGCCGCCACACATTCAAGCGATGGCAACGCATCGGCATCGCGGCTTCGATTTCATCATGGTGGCCCAGCAAGGCTTGCAGCTGGACCCATTTCTGCGTGGCCTGTACGAAGAGCATGTGCACGTCCGACAGACCTCGGTCATCAGGTCCAAGACCAAGTTGAAACGCTGGAATCAGTACCAATCCAACGTGCAGGCGGCCTGCAATGACGAACTCGACTGGGTTCGGCCCAAGTACGTATTTGACTACTACACCAGCACCACACTGGTGACGACAAAGCGGCAGATCCCGATGTGGATTCGCTGGGTCGCGCTGGGCGTCGTCGTTCTGCTTGTTCTGCTGCTCACTATCCGCTGGTACTTCTCATCGAAGATTGCGAGGTATGACGCGGAACGACCTGCAGCAGCCTCTCCATTGGATGGAAGCGGCCCCGTGTCCGCTCCCAGCGCAGCGGGGGCGGGCGCGGGGGCAGCGGTCACATACGCCACCACCGCCGAATATGCCAAAGCGCACCTACCTCGCATCGGTACTATGCCCTGGACTGCACCGATCTACGATCAACGTGGCGTCACCACCGATCCGCAGCTGTACTGCATATCGAGCCTTGAAGGGTTGGATGGCGAAGGCAAGCGCACAGAAGCATCCTGCACATGCCTGACAGAGCAGGGCACCCGTTACGAACTGAGCCAGCCTGAATGCCGCACGCTGGCGCGCAATGGTGCCCCCTACAACCCGTACAAGTCTCAGCAAGTGGCGGCTATGCCGGCACCAGTGGTTCAGCCGATAGCCGCTATGCCTGTGCCTGCTGTTACCGGGAATGTGATCAGCCGCGGCGAACGTGCGATCGGCACATTCCCCGAGTCGCCAAAGTTCGCGACGGATACGTTCCTCACGTCGCCAACCCAGCCCAGCAGGCTGTGATTAGCGTGACGCATCACGGACGCAGTGCTGGCCCGGCACGTTCTCCCAACCTCCGGGGATTCGACGGAACAGCACGCCATCTATGCAGCGCTCATCGGAGCTGGGGCGTCCTGCCGCTCTAAGGCGGCGCTCCCTGATTGATTCGATAGCCGCGTCTCTGGCGGCTCGATCCTGCGGTGTTTGAACGGGGTCTGCGCTCTCTACCGGGGGCGCGTCGTCCATCGGAGCTACAGGCTGATTGAACCGGGTGTCCCATGCGACCCCGGTTCGCAGATGAAGCCAAATCCCGGCGGCAACCATGCATGCCAGGACAACGGCCCACATGCCCAGCCACGGGAATTCCCACCGTCTGCGCGGTAGCGGTTCAAGGTAGTCCGGTCGTTCGCGTTCCATACGTCCCCCAAGGCGTCCTGCGCGCATTCTAGCCGGGGTGTAGGGGCAGCGCCCCTACGGAAGCGCCTTACACGCGCTGGCGCGGTCTCGGCCCCGGTACCGGCAGGACACCAGCGACAGGATCGGCGTCAGGGCCAGCCATCGCCACGGAAGACCGCTTCGCGCGGCGATGGGCAACCTCGGCCAGGTCAACGATGCCCGCGCGCCCGAATGGCCGTTTCTTACCACCTCGGGCAATCTCCATCATCCGACGCCATTCCTGCGCCTGTGCTGCCAGCAGAGAAAGCCAAGCCAGATCCTGCGGCTCCAGCTCACGGCCTTCGGGCGTGACCAGTCGGCCAGCCTTAAACGAAAAACCGGCCCAAGGGCCGGTTAGGTTGCGATCACGCACAATCAGGCTCCATGCCACAGCAGGGCCGAGGGTCGAGGCAAGATGCGTGCCAGCCACCCCCGGATTGCTCTGAACATAATATACATTATGCGAAATACGACGTATACGCCGGATCGGTCGGCGCGGCGCTGCTTTCGTTGGTTCGGTTTGGCAGTGGCTGGGGCTCTGGCTCGGCTCTTGCCTCCCTGCAAGCTCCCCCGACAAGGATGAGCTTGCAGCATGATCGAGATCGATCCGCACGACCGAATTGACCTGACTGGCCCTTGGGCCGGTTTCGGATTCCAAGCTGGGCATATGTTCACCCCGGAAGGTCACCAGCTGGAGCCCGGCGACATGGCCTGGTGGTCGCTGACCTGCAACATCGCCCGGGAATGGCGGCTGATAATGGCTGATGCCCGGGTCCAGGCCGCTACCCGATCGGTGCCGCCCCGAAAGGCTTCTGCCACAAAGAAATCCAGCGTCATATACCTGACTGCCACAACGGAAACGCCCCAGATCCCACAGCTGTCCGCCCGTATTTCCCCACAAGGACGCCCGCGATTTCCAGATCTCCCCCAAAGATGCCCTTGATTCCTGGATCCGCACCTAAGACGCCCTCGATTTCTGGCTCCACATCCAGCTCGCCCTTGAGTTCCCAACTGCGCACCTGATCGGTCAGAGCTTGTCGCCTGCACTTCCCAGTTCCGCCAGTCGCGACATTGGTCGCAAGAACAATTAGACGAGATCTCGGGCCTGAACGTGCGAACAGTTCAGCGGGTTGAGCAGGACTACAACACCGCGACTTCCCTGGGTGACGCGCCACGCCCCGCTCCACCTGCTCAAGCGCGTCGCTCGCCCCCTGACCAAGCTTTGACCTTAACTGGGCGTCGGTGACTCCCTCCCGTTCTGGTCGGCATCTGGGCCTTGTAGCGGCTCAAGCGCTGAGCTATAACGCCTTAGCCAGTCGCTATAAAGCGCCGGTGTTGTGCCCGCATAGCCAATAGGCTCCGGGTGCCCGAGGTCCACCCAATGGGGGCACGGGAATCCTTCGATTCCGGAGCCATCCATGACCGCCAAACGCCGCAGATCCCTTCGCACTTCTGCCTTCTACGCCCAATCGGGCCGTTGCTTCTATTGCGGCCTGCCGATGTGGCTCACTGCACCCTCAGAGCTCGGGCTGAAGGCCAGTAAGGCCCGAGCCTTTCAATGCACCGCCGAGCACCTGGTGGCCCAACAGGACGGGGGCAGAGACGTGTCCGGGAACGTGGTGGCCGCGCATAGCCGGTGCAACCAGGGCAGGCACCAGCGGAAGGGACCAGCCCCTTCCGCTGAAGCGTTCCGGGCGCTGGTTCAGACGCGGCTGGCAATGGGGAGATGGTGGTCCCGACTGCCATCAGGGATTGCACGTGCTTCCGTATGGCCAATTGAATTGAATCTTTGCAAGGAATCGGCAGCTGCTTGCCTGATTCGCTAGTCCACACTAGTGGCGCCCGGTTGCGGTGCTAGAACGGCGAGTCTGCTGCGAAATGGTCGCGCATTGGGCCTAACAAGGTCTGCGACCCTGTCAACACGTCCGAGAATTCCACCTGTCGCCACCTTCTCGTTCCAATATCGTTCCATCCACTCGGCTTTATCCAGGATCTTACCCGGAGCGCCTAGCAGCCTCTTGGCGATGAAATGCCGGATGAGAGCGGCCTGGCTATCGAGAATCACGACGCCCGCCCTTGGATTAGAGTCATAAGCGCTGTACGAGATCAGATAGTGGACATAGTGGCGGTCTGGCTCTTCGTCATCCCACGTCAACAGGTTGCTTAACCCCGCAGCGCGAGCATCCGATCGCACCTCTTCGCTCACGAGCACCATGGGATTGCGTGCTTCCTTACATTCCATGCGATAGGCGTCCAGCATCGCCGGTCCGAAGATCATCTGAGAATCATGATGAATGCTTCCAACTGTGAGCCCTCCACGTATCAATATATCAACCACTAGCAGGTTCTCGGCCAACATTCTGATGCAGCTCAGGATGTCGGCAAGGCCAGCAGGAGAGCGGCTGCTTGATATGACGATGCAGTCGCTGAAGTAAGTGAACAA